TTCATAGTCCTCCTTTCGTGATGACGATGGAATTATGCTTGCGTAATACTTTATTGACAAGCAATCGGTTGGATATGAACAATGGTTTTCCCTCCCTTCCAGAGTTCTTTACGAACTAAAATCAATTCGTCGATTTGCCCATCGTCATCAAAAACACCTGCTTGGCACAAAGCATCTAACAAACTTTTTGCATAGTTATCAACATCACGAACTCGGCGATCTGGCATATAAAGTTCGATACGAACTTGCAATCGGTCTGTGCCGAATCCCCTATGTTTGCTTTGTAAGAAAACAGCGGCACAGTTTGTTTTGAACTCTTTTGCTTTGCTCGTTAGGAACCGATGCGATCCTTGAAATCCCCAATAGGTGTTGACCGATGGAGGGAAAGGAACTTGCAGCGTCAATGTTTTTGTTGTCAGAGTATCCATGTTCACCCATAATAATACTTCTGGCAAATGCCAGAACACACGACACGAAAGGACCGTATGAAAACGTCAGATTCTATTAAACAGATTGCTCCAGCACTTTTGTTGGCACAGCGCACGATGAAGTTTGCCGCCAAGAATGCAAAAAATCCTCACTTCAAAAATGATTATGCTGATTTGCCATCAGTCATCGATGCAGTCAAAGATGCATTGAACGATGCTGGTATTGTATTTCTTCAAATGCCTACGCCATCTGAGGATGGGCGACTGCATCTAACAACCAGACTACTGCACGAAAGTGGCGAATGGATAGAGGACACAGCAGTTTGTGCCATGCCTAAACAAGATGCGCAAGGGTTTGGTAGCAGCATGACGTATCTTCGTCGGTATTCGCTTGCTGCCATATGTGGTCTGTATCAGGCTGATGACGATGGTGAATCTGCAAAGTTTGATGCGGAACCGTACATCAAGCAATTGAAGTCATGCAAAGATATGGAAGAATTGAAAAATGTTTGGATGGAGATTTACAAGGTAGCGCAAGTAGATAAGCAAGCATTACGCAATTTAGAAGCAGAAAAAGATAAACGCAAAAAACAATTGGAAGGAGGGATGAGCAATGATCAGTGAACAAGACAAAGAATTTGAACGCAAAGAAACTGCTCGTCTCGATGAAATGTTTGATGACATTTTTGATGATGCCGATGCGGAATATGACATTGCAAAAAGGAAGTACGAAGAAGAATTTGCAAATGCATTTATGGCATGGGTGAGAAAACAAGTCGAGGAGAAAAAACCTTGATACAAATATTGGGCATTGCATTGATCGGTGCTGGCATTATGCTGGCACTGATTGCGATATTTATTTATTTGGTGATGGAAGAAAAAATATGACAGACACAAGATTACTTGAGCAAGGAACAGAAGAATGGAAACTGGCGCGTCTTGGTCATGTTTCTGCCAGCAATGTGGCGGCAGTAATGAGCAAAGGAAAAGATGGCGCGGAATCTGCTATTCGTCGCAACTACAAAATCAAGATCGTCGCAGAGCGTCTAACGAACTTGCCACAAGAGTCGTACAAGAATGCAGCGATGGAATGGGGCAATGAGCAAGAACCGTTTGCACGTATGGCATATGAAGCAGCGCGTAACGTACTGGTAGAAAAAACTGGATTTTGGAAACACGAAACAAAGAACTGGATCGGTGTATCGCCAGATGGTTTGGTTGGCGAATATGGGTTGATAGAAATCAAATGCCCAAACACGACAACGCATTTGGAATATTTGTGGGATGACGTAGTTCCGACAGAATATCGCAAACAGGTACAGATGCAGTTATGGGTGACAGGCAGAACATGGTGCGACTTTGTTAGTTACGATCCGCGACTGCCAGCAAAGAATCAGTTGTTCATTAAGCGTTGTGAGCGTGATGAAAAATTGATAGCAGCAATGGAACAAGATGTAGATGTTTTTTTGGGTGAGATTCAAGCAATCATTGATAAATTAAGAGGTGATTAATCATGTCTATAAATAAGTTCATCGGTATCGGGCATTTAGGTCGTGATCCAGAGTATCGCGTTGCCGCGAGTGGCAATGCTGTTGCAAACATTTCTATCGCAGTCACAGACAAATACAAAGATAAGGATGGCATTGAAAAAGAAACTACGGAATGGATCAATGTCGTGTTTTTCGGCAAACTGGCCGACATTGTTGAGCAGTATGTAAAGAAGGGGATGCAGGTTTACGTTGAAGGCAAATTGAAAACAGACAAGTATGAGAAGGATGGCATTACGCGCTACAGCACAAAGGTAGTAGCAGAAAAATTGCAGATGCTAGGCAACGCTGAACGCAAACCAAAGCGTGACAAAGTTGATGACGAAGAAAAGCATCAACTAAACAAACAAACCGCCGAACAAGATTCAATCGGTGACGATGACATTCCGTTTTAAGGGGGAACTATTATGGGATGGGTTATTGGATTCGGTTTGCTGGCGGCATGGCTCACGCATATCTTTACCTGCTTCGCAGTCGGAATGTGGGGATTCTTAATTGCTGGCGCATTATTTTTCCCAATCGGCATACTGCATGGCCTGTATCTTTGGTTCACTTGATGTAAGATCACATAGCGGACAGCAACTCCGCTTTCGTGGTTGAGAGTCTTTGGGAGCGATGTCAGTCCTCAGTACGACTAAAAACTGCTGCCGGACTCCCCTCCGGCTCCTTTCGTGGGCATCGCTCCCGCCTTTTTTGGAACCGCTTCCTGCTTGAGCAACTAAGGTCGTTCAAGGATAGGTCAGGTTGCGGTTCCTTCCCCTCCTGCTTCCCTCAAAACATTGCCGAATCCCGGCATAAAAAGTTTGTTGCGAACTAATACTATTCAGGCATAATACTACCTGTAGCACCGATGTTTCAAAAATGACAACATACGAAAGGAGTCATCATGTTAGCAACAGCGATCCGCAAGACCACCAAAGGCGAATACATCAAGCGTACCGAGTCGGCAAAGGCCGTCTATGTTCGTGGCGAATATGTGCGTAACAAAAATGCATATGCTTGCCATGCGTTTGATGACGTTTGCAAGGTCATCTATATCAACGTCGACAAAGAAGTTTTCATTGACTTTGAGTTTTGATTGAAAGGAAAACGTGATGAGCAAGCCATTAACAGAGCAACAAATTGAACGGCACGTTGAACTTGCGATAGATGTCGTTGATAAAAGTTATTTGAAAAGCGAAATAACCTACGGCAAATATAAGCAGTTGATTGCTGCAATAAATCTTTGGGCTGAAATGGAATACGCAGAGGCCAAAAAAATGAAAGAGCATGGTTATGCGTAATTTTGTTTCAATCTTTTTTACTATTGCATTCGCGGCATGGCTCGGTGCTGTGTTCGCGTTTGCAATGATGGATACCAATTTCACCGAATGGTTCGGTGAATTCCAGCAGTACTACTTTTCCACGAAAGGGAATTAATCATGGCACATCAACTCACAGTTCGCGCAGATGGTTTCGTAGAGATGGCATTCGTTGGCGAAACTCCTTGGCATGGCCTCGGTCAATCATTGGATGAGAATGCCGGTATGGACGCATGGCGCAAGGCGGCAGGTATGGATTGGACCATTGAATCTACTCCTGCCATCTACAGTCCTGATGGGCAAAACATTCACAAGTTTCCAGAGCGTTTCGTTCAATATCGTAGTGACACTATGGCTCCGCTCAGTGTGGTTTCATCGCGCTACAAGCCTGTCCAGCCAAGTCAGGTGCTGGATTTCTTTCACGACTTGGTAGAGCAGAATGGTTTCAAACTGCACACTGCTGGTACGCTGTTTGGAGGCAAGCGTCTATGGGCATTGGCTGAAACAGGCAAGTATGGCGAAGTCACGAAGGACGATGGCGTAGGCGGTTTCCTGCTGCTATCTACGTCTTGCGACAAGTCTCTGGCTACGACTGCGCGGTTCACGACTGTGCGCGTGGTTTGCAATAATACTTTGAGCATGGCTGTGAAAGGCAAAGAAGCGGTTTCATTCACGCATCTAACGCACTGGGATAGCACCAAGATGCATGACCGTATCGCGGAGCAGGTGGAATCGTTTGGTGCGTTCATGGAGATGGCGAAGCATCTGAAAAAGCAGAAATGCAATGAGGAAGCGGCAAAGAACTTTATGAAGCAAATCCTGTTCACGCCAAACGAACTGGCTACGCTTGAGCCAGCAAACATTGAAAAGTATCGTCCGTATAACCGCATCCTCGAATTGTTTAATGGGGAGGCTAAAGGGTGGGAATTGGATGGTGTTAAGGGAACCAAATGGGGATTGCTGAACGCAGTGACCGAATACCTAGATCATCACTCACCTGCGCGATCCGGTGACGCAAGACTCAATTCTGCTTGGTTCGGGAATGGCGATTCGATCAAAAACAAAGCAGTTGAGGTATTGGCTGCTTGACTTGTAATACCTGAGTAGTAATATATCCCCTGACTAATACTCAGGGGATTTTTTATGCCTAACGCAAGCGCGAATGTTCGTGCGGTATTTGAGTCTAGCGAAACGCCACTCACGATGCACGAACTGCTTCCTTTGCTTCCCGAACTACGGAAGAACGAAGTATCCATGGCCCTATGTTATCTAATGAAGTGTGGATACCTATCCCGGATTAAGGTAGATCGTCGCGGCACTCGCGGACGTAAGGAAATATGGGAATACACATTTCATGCCGACAGACAAAAAGGGGAAAGCCATGAGCAAAATGAAAATTGAATACAAACCAACAGCAGACCTAATACCTTATGCGCGTAATAGCAGGACTCATACAGACGCGCAAATTAATCAGATCGCAGCATCTATTCGTGAATTCGGTTTCCGGGTTCCGGTACTGGTTTCTGGCGACAACACCATTATTGCTGGTCATGGTCGCGTACTCGCGGCATTGAAACTTGGTATTGATGAGATTCCTACCGTAGATGGTAGTGATATGGATGACATCCAGCGCAGGATGTACGTCATTGCCGATAACAAGATTGCACTAAATGCCGGATGGGATGAAGAAGTATTGATGCTGGAGATTGAAGATTTAACCAATCTAGGCGCAGACATCGAATTGCTTGCGTTTGATCCATCAGAGATTAAACGCGCAGATATTGATTACTCAGTCTTAGAAGATGAGGATGTCAAAGACCAATTAGATGATATGGCAAAAGGTGTGCGCAAAGCCATACAAATTGAATTCGAACCAGAGCATTATGACGAAGCATTTGAACTGGTGAAATTTTGGCGCGAACAAAAAGCCTATGTAGGTATGATGATTATGCAATATCTGAAAAACGAAAAGGATAAATTATGATCCTGCGCCAATCAGAGATAAAAAATATCAAATACTTTTATCGCGAAGGGTTCTCTGACAAAAAAACTTTTGATGAAGTCATAGGTAACGACACATATCAAAAGAAGGGTATGCGCATCATGCCCGGAGAGCATTGGATGGATTGTGGCGGCAATGTTGGCGCGTTTACTTTGCTGGCGTGTTCAAAAGGCGCAAACGTAACGGTCTATGAGCCTGATCCCTACAATTGCGAAATGATCGAAAGGAACTTGAAACTCAATAACTTTAAAGCAGAGATCAAGCAAGCGGCATTAGTTCACAATGACAAAAAAGAAATAATTTTGTTCATTGGCAACAACAATAATGTCTGGAGGAACTCCATTGTAAAAAAATGGAACAACAAAGGCATTAAAGTCCCATGTTTGAATTTTGATCAAGAAGCATCAAAGCATCAGAATTGCAAAATGGATATTGAAGGTGCTGAAATGTTGATTCTTGAAAACACTAATCATGTATTCAAGAAACTGGTCTTTGAGTGGAGTTTTGACATCGACGCTAGTTTGCCAAGGTTTTGGAACATCATAGAACGATTGCAAAAAGACTATCAGGTTCAGAATATCGGCAATACAGCAAAATTTGAATCAAGGGATTATGATGTTTGGCAGAAATCTTGGTTCCCGGCATGCACTAATGTTTTTTGCTTCTCATGAAAAATTTAGAACTGCGCCAAGTCGCGCATAACGTAAAAATAGGCGATGTCTGTGGAGACATTGAGCCAAACGTAACAGAGGACACGCTATTTCTCGCGGATGGGGAAATAGTTGGTTTCTATTTAAAACAGATTCCTGATAACGTAAGGAAATATGTAGAGATTGCTAATGCGGAATTGCTTAGTGATCGAGTTCCGAAATCCGAGATGCGTAGGTCTAGTGGATTGCGTAATGAAGAAGCGGAAGTAAAGCAATATTCGACGATCATCGGTTCCTGTGCGCCGAAACCGCATATGAAACGGCCCTATCCAGCAATATCGAGCGTCCATGATGTTAAGTCTGCCCAAACATTTATCAAAGCCATGTTGCTCGCTTGTAAAGAGTCAGAGAATCTTGTCCGGGAGATTGCGCCAAACATATTCGAGCAGCAGGAAAAGATCATCAATGAAAAGGTCCCTCCGCAATGGAGGTTTGGCAGATTGTTCACCAGTAGCATTTCCAACTTCAATATCGCTGCGCCATACCATCGCGATGCAGCAAACTTGGAAGGATGCGTCAATGTCATCATCGCCAAAAAATCTCACGCTCGGGGAGGCAATACTACGATTCCTGACTATTCCGCTACTGTTGATAGTGCCGACAATTCTATGCTTGTGTACCCTGCTTGGAGGAACGTACATGGCGTCACGCCTATTGTTCCGCTACGTGAGGGAGGGTATCGCAACTCTCTGGTCTTCTATCCGTTGAAGGCGTTTAATGCTTACTGGTGATTGTGAATGGTGCAAGGCAGCAAAAGGTGGTGGAAGGTATGACTTCAGTTGCAAAGGATGTCGCGGACGCGCATTGATGGATGAGCCATGCAAATTAGTTCGCAAGGCATTGGCATCGAGGATTACACTTTGGGGAGATGTGCCAGATTGGCAGCGTGATCCCTCATGCGGATGTAAGAATCGTTGTAAGCGGATGGTCGCAGCAGAAGGCGCACAAGCGGAAATCAATATAACCAAGCAAAGGAAGTATGATGCCTATTAGGAAAACCGACAAAGGATGGTATTGGGGAAGCAAAGGCCCATTCCCAACAAAGCAGAAAGCAATCGATGTTGGTCGCGCTGCTCATGCGTCTGGATACAATGAAGCGGAGGATGAGATGATTGATAATACTTCAGTACAGTTTGCGTCATATATGCTGCACTCCATTACCTGCGCACACATGCTGCACCTGAAGGCAGATTCATACGCTGCACATATTGCACTTGGTGAGTATTATGAAGGGATCGATGACCTGATCGATTCTTGGATTGAGTGTTATCAAGGTAAGTATGGGATCATCACTAAGTATGACGATACGTTCGAGGATCATGACGATGCATTGGATTACATCGGCATGCTGCGTGATTATGTAGAACAGAGGCGCACTGAACTGCCACAGGACAGCGAACTACAGAACATCATAGATGAGATGGTTGCATTACTAGACAGCACAATTTACAAACTGAGTCGATTCAAGTAATGCCAACAGTCCCGAAGCAAACGAAATGCGGAACGCTTGGATGCAAGAATCCTCGCGCTAGACATGGTGGTTACTGTATTGAGCATGGAGGCACAGACTCATTCCCAAGCAAACGCTACAACATATCGTCGGGCCGTAAAGAAGCGATGGCGATGTACAAAACAAAGCAGTGGGAAAGTATGAGGAAGTATCAACTATCTGCTCATCCGTTATGTGCTGGATGTTTGTCAGGCGGGATCATCACACCAGCGGCACAGGTAGACCATGTGTTCCCTTGGCAACAAATAGGTGACCATGCATTCTTCAGGAATATGTTTCAATCACTTTGCATGAATTGTCATACTTCAAAGACAGGTATGGAAAAGCATGGCGTGTTCAGAAAGTTTGGTCAGCCAAGCGTGGAATACAAAATAGAAGACTACGAACGAGTCATGAGGACGATGTACGATGCGCCAGACGTGTCGGCCTAAAGCGAAAAAATTTTCAGATTTGAAACTTAAAAATTGGGCCTATATATAGCAG